CTAATCCGGCCACAATAACCGTCCCGATATTACAGATGCTATCTCTTTATGGTGCGGGTTTTGATGTTTAGCCCAGTTGACGATTTGAAGATACGCCTGACCATCTGCCTGATATCTGCGAATAAACCCCTTCTGGTTTAAGATGTCCAACATGCTATCAACGTCCACGTTGTCAAAAGGTAGCGTGAGGACTTTTATTTTCTTCGGGCGGTCTTCGCAGCGCCCTTCTCGGTCGGCAATAGTCCACAGACCGATAAATAAAAGACGTGCAAACGGATCACATTCCGCTAATTCGTCATTACTAAAAAATCCCGGTTTTATGTTTCGTGCTCTAGCCATCAGATGATTCCTCCGGTAATTTCATGTATAATTACTCCGTCGTTATCTGTATCAAAAAAGGGGAAACCGTATATTCCCCTTTCCTAAATCACTGGTTATTGATACAGTGTGATTGTTAAGTTAAATCGCTAAGTCGATTTGATCCTGAGCCTCGGTTACCGCCGGGGCTTTTCTTTTTGGTGTTCTGATATGTCCGAGCATCTGAATCAGTGCCCTTGCCTCATCGCCCTGCAACACAACCATGTCTTCCCCACCCTCATACTCAATTGCCGCCAGTAAACGAGCACAGCGCTGTATGAAACTGAGATTTTCTTTATGTTGCGGTGACTGCCACCGGGAGATTTGAGATTCGTGTATGCCCGTTCTGTGCGCAATTTCACGTGCGCCGGTTGAATGAATCCCTTTGAGAATTTTTGTCTCGATTTCACGAAACTTGCGTTCGTTTGATAATTCCATAATTCATAATGTCCTTATTGAGATACAGTTATTCGCTCACGGCCTTGTGAGGTGCTGTGTTGAAAAATGTTCCAGCACATATCCGGAACGGGCTAAATTTTAAAAGAGCGGTGGCGTCAGTTGTTTTTCCAGATGGGAAGGTTTTAACTTCTTCGGCTTCAACCGTTCCATCGTGATTTTTGATCACATAAATATTTCGTTTTTTTAAAATCGCCTTACTGATCGCGCTTTGACGCACACCGAGCATTTCTGCTGCCTTGTGCTGCCCGATCTCAGTGGCGAACGTTGTAAGCGGGATTCTTTCCATGCTTCCTCCTTTTTATTTATTATCACCGCCAGTGATAAATTAGTCAACACCTGCGGTGGTTGGTGAATATTCCATTTGGTAATAAAATCAGCACATGAAAAAAAAACCTCTCACAGATGAACAAAAAGCTGACTCAATCCGGCTAAAGGCTATCTTTGATGCCAAAAAGAAAGAGCTTGGCTTATCCCAAGAGTCTCTCGGGGACGCTATTGGCATGGGGCAAAGTGCCATTGCTCAGTTGCTGAATGGTGTTAATGCGATTAATGCCGAAAACGCCGCCAAGCTTGCAGTTGCGTTGGATGTGTCTGTGGATGACTTCAGCCCATCACTATCAAAAGAAATCCGGGCTATGTTCAACGCGGTTGCTTCACAAAAATTATTAAAAAATAGCAATCGATATGAGTACCCTCTTTTTACAAAAATACAGGCAGGATGCTTTACAGAGAATGGTAATTCATACACTGAACGTGATGCTTTAGAGTGGATATCAACAGCAAAAAGAGCCAGTGATAGTGCTTTCTGGCTGGAGGTTGAGGGTCACTCAATGACTGCGCCGCAAGGTGGTCGCCCTAGCTTTCCTGAGGGGATACTGATACTGATCGACCCTGAGCAGACTGTAGAGTTCGGTGATTTTTGTGTCGCCCGTCTGCTTAATGATGAGTTCACGTTTAAGCGCTTGATTAGAGATGGTGGGGTTGAATACCTTGAGCCTCTTAACCCACGATATGACCTGATCCCGATTAATGGCAACTGCCAGATAGTGGGTAAAGTGGTTAAATCACAGTGGCCTGACGACACGTTCTGAGGATGAGAGATGGCATTCAGCAATACAGAGATTACTCAGATTGAACAATGTATGGATTTTTTCATGAAGAAACGCCGCCCCGCGCCATTCATTCGTGATGAAGTCGATTTACAATATCGAATCGATGACCAAAGCGTGATTATTTGTGAAGTGCGTAATGTTATGGAGCGGATCATTGAGTCGCCTGTAGTAAAAATAACGCTAAATCGAACCCGAAGAGGCTGGAAAGTGTTTGGAATGAGTCAGTCGCATGAATGGGTGGCTGTGTTTGATAAGCCCTTACAGACCTTCTCAGACGCAATCAGGATGGTTGAAGATGATGAGTGCGGGTGCTTCTTTGGCTGACGACACGTTTTAGGGTGTGGTTATTAACATAATACTCGAGATACTTGATTAACATGGTTAAAAACTGCCAACTGGAAGTTATTGAAGCAATCAGAATAATGGAAGCTGGATCAACAGAGCCAGTACTGTGCAAATGTGACGATGGCCATCTTTATGTCGTAAAGACAACGGCATCAGTACCAAGAAAACAACTAATCCATGAGTTGCTTGCATCTGGGTTAGATAAGTCTATTGGGTTGCCAACACCTGATTTTTTCGTTGTATACATTCCAGATGACCTAGTTTCCTATTTACCTCCAAACCTGAGAGGAAAGCTGAGCCTTGGCTATGCATTTGCATCATTGTTTATACCAGACGCCGCATGCATATCATTTAAGGGTGCCCATGAGGTAATCGACTTAAAAAAGCAAAAAGAAATATATCTATTTGATAGAATCATAAATAATTCAGACAGAAATCTCTCTGAGATCGGTGGGAATGTAAATATAATTTATAACATCAAAAAACAAAGCTACTATCTTATAGACCACAACCTAGCATTTGATGCATCATGCACCCTACCTCAGTTTGAATGCCACGTATTCTCTCCAAGTCATAGGGCGTGGACATATGATATGGTTGATTCTATTTTGGTTGAGGATATCATTGAGCACCTCAATGAAAAATGCTCTGAATTGCTATTAACCATACCTAGTGGTGGATAGATGATTTGCCAGATAAAGATGAAGTAATTCAGGATATTATAGATATATTAGCCAGAGGGAAAAACGCAATATTTAGGAGTTCAATAACATGAATACACCACTACTTTACAGCATAATAAGATATACGCCATACGCAGAAACAGAAGAGTTCGCGAATGTCGGTGTGGTTATTTGTTCGCCTAAAACAGGGGAGTTTGCTTTTGACCTAGCAAAAACCAATGACGCCCGTATACAGCATTTTTTTAAAGATGATTCTATCTTTAATGTTGTTAAGCCAATAATCGAATGTGAGCTCATAACAGCATCAAAAATAACAAAAAACTTAAATTCTCCTGAGAAGATTCGTGATTTCTTTTTTAACATTACAGAACCAAAAGAATCTGTTTTTCGCTACAGCACTGCTCGTGTGCTAATGGCAAAAAATATAAACGCTGAGCTAGAAAGGCTTTTTTATCAATTTGTTAGACAAATTGGATGCACAAAAGAAAGGCGTGAAGAGGTTTTAGCTGGCGAACTTAAGCGCAGGTTGCAACAACACGATGAGCTAAAAAATGCATTTAAACGGCTGGAGCTTGGTGGTGACCTTACGAAATTTAACATGCCGCTAGTTGCCTCTGTCGAGGATGAGGTTTTGTGTGCGATCAAACCGTTAGTTTTTGCTCAGAGCGACCCCAGCAAAATGCTGGAGCATTGCGATAAATGGGTGGCAAGGATTAAGCGGGCGGTCAGTGAGAATGTTTTGAAGTTCAGTAACGTACTGATGACTATTGATCATAATCACAAATTAAAGCCGCATGAAATTAAAGCTATAGATGAAATAAAGCTTACTTTCGACCGCAATAAAATAACACACATAGATTTTAACAAAAATGATTTAATCATTGATTTTGCAAAATCAAAGTTAGCGTAACCCCCTCACTCAGCCCTCTCCGGAGGGCTTTTTTGTGTCAGCAATTCCCCTAAATCATGCGATCCGCATCGAATATTGACGACATTCTAAAAATAAATCCCTTTCAAAATCATACTAATATCACCGCCAGTAATTTTATTATCGCCTGCGGTGTTGACATTAATATCACCGCTGGTTATATTTAATCCCATCAACGGCACGGAGCCAAAGATAAACGGACTTAGCTCTTTTACAATCGGGAACCTGATCTGAATAAGTGTCAGATCACCACTGAGTGGTTTTTGGGGTGATTTGTGCCATAAGGCAAACCTAGAAGCGGCAGGATCAATTTTCGCTGAGGCCTGCGGGGTGCGAAACACATCACCACCAAAAATTACTCAGGAGGCAATATGGCAACAATTACTGTTATTCCAAAGAAAGACAACGCGAAGAACCACCGGTTAGCAAAGCAAATGGCGTTCTGGGACAGAAAGCGTGCGGAGTATGCAGCGAAGCCTAAAAGCCGCTCAGTGGAAGAATATTCGACTCAGTGTTCCCACCAGTTAAAGCAGAACTGCCGGCACTGACTCTGAAACCAACAGAATATTACCCGTCCGGTGATAACTGCTGCTTACCTAAAGTGGCAATTTTCAGCGGAGTGAAGACTAAGCAGCCGAAAGATGAGTTCGGGATTACGGTGCGGGCATAGCCTGTGTAGCGACGGGTCAAGGTTCTTATATCAAAAATAGCTCTGGTAAAGCAGCGGGAACGCCAACCCCGCACCAGTCATTAGCTGCCGATTGGCATGCAACCTCAAAGGCATGAGCGAGGCCACTGCGAGAGTGTGGCAATTGGGGGATTAATTATGGGAACAGCAACGCTGATTATCGGAGAGTCCGGCACAGGGAAAAGCGCCAGCATGCGCAACCTGAATCCGGCTGACACGCTACTTATTCAGATGGTTGGTAAGCCTCTGCCATTCCGTTCCGCTGCATGGAAGCAGTGGGATCATCGCGAACCGAAAACCTCCGTTTTTGTTTGCGATAAATGGCAGATGATTATCAATGCCATCAACAAGGCATCCACCTACGGGAAGAAAATTATTGTTATCGACGATTTTCAGTACCTGATGGCAAATGAATTTATGCGCCGCTCAGAGGAAAAATCGTTCGATAAATTCACTGAAATCGGCGCTCACACATGGAATGTGATTAACGCCGCAATCAGCAGCGCTCCCGGCGATGTCAGGGTTTATTTTCTCGCTCACACGGAAGAGACGCAGCTCGGGAAAGTGAAAATGAAAACCATCGGCAGGATGCTGGATGAAAAAATAACCGTAGAAGGAATGTTCACTATTGTACTGCGGACGCTGGTTAAGGATGGCCGGTATTTATTTTCAACGCAGAACAGCGGTTATGACACGGTTAAGTCCCCGATGGGGATGTTTGAGACGGCAGAGATTGATAACGACATGGATATGGTCGATTCAGCAATCTGTGAATACTACGGAATTGAAAAAACCAATACAGCGGAGCAAACAACATGAATGATAACGTAATTTTTACCTACAATCAGGATGATGCAGTAGCTGCAGGACAAAGCGGATTTATCTCTGAGTCCGGCGCTTACATCCTCACCATCACCGAAGCAAAGCTCATGCACAATGAAAAAGGTGCTCAGTATATTGAGTTTTCAGGCGAGGCTGACGATGGACGCAAAATTAATTACCTGAGCGTGTACAGCATCAAGAATGACGGCAATGTGAATAAGTTCGGTCACAATATGATTAACGCCATGATGGGATGTTGCGGTATTCAGCGCCTGACATCAAAGATGATAACGGTCAGTCACCATATCGCCCCTGAATTCACCGGGAAACGAATCGGCCTTGTGTTACAGAAAGTCCTGCGCACAAAGCAGAACGGCGATGACAGTTATGGCTTTGAAATTCGTATTCCGTTTATTGCTGATACCCGTCAGACAATCTCAGAAAAGGTCAGCGGCGCACAGCCGGAAACAGTAGAGAAAATTCTCTCAACCCTGAAAGATCGCGACGAGCGCAAACCGAAAGGCAACCAACATAGCCAGTCGCAATACGATGAGCAGTACGGCGATAATTCCGCACCATTCTGATAACCCTACCGTTTCAGGATGAAGCGTAATGCAGGGATGCTGAGGCTTGACGGCTATGATTGGTTGCGGTAGATTGCGAGTAGGTGCTCAAAACACCCAACCAATACAATAGCGGCGGCTAATAACCGCATAGATAAGCAGATAAAAATGCATCATGCGGATTTTTTATGCCTGTAGTCATATGAATTTCTCTATGACCGGGAGTGCGACGGATAAAATACCCGCAAGGGAAAGAAGTCCGCCCGCTGCATTGCTGACCGCTTGCGTGTTGGTGGGTTTTGAGCTCCTGGTCGCCCTCTCAAAAGGGGCTTGCAAAATAGCGGAGAAATGAAATGACTAACAAATCGCCTGTTAAAAAGCCTGTAGTTTTAATCCACGAAGGTAAGGCTGTAACCACTTCAAAATCTGTAGCCGATTTTTTTACAAAACGTCACGACAACGTAGTTCAAAAGCTTAAAACCCTTGATTGCTCAGAAAAATTTAACGCCCTTAATTTTAAGGTGGTTGAGTACACTGATTCCAAAGGCGAAAAGCGTCCCATGTACGAAATGACCAAAGATGGCTTTGTCTTTCTGGTTATGGGATTCACTGGCAAAAAGGCGGCTCAATTTAAGGAAGCCTACATTGCCGAATTTAACCGCATGGAAGCCGAACTGCTCAGTGCGAAAAAATCCACCGTTGACCAGCGCACTCCGTTACGTGATGCCGTTAATCTTCTGGTCAGCAAAAAAGGGTTGATGTACCCCGAGGCATACTCAATCGTTCATCAGCGTTTCAGTGTGGAAAGTATCGACGAATTGCAGTCAGAGCAATTACCGGCAGCAATTGAATACGTTCACCGCCTCGCACTTGAGGGTGAATACATCCCGAAAGAAGCCCCGCGCGAAATTACCCATCGTCGAGTGAATAAGGATATAGACGTCCACAATGTAAATGCGCTGGCGAAACATTATGAAGCCATTTACACCGCGTGGAAAGTTGAATTATATCCGGCACTGCGGAACGTTAACTCGCCGATTGCCGGTCGCTTGTATGACCGATTCAAAGACGGCTATGCGTTTCTGCGTTATTTGCAGGAAAGCCTTAGCGGTAAACACCCTGCATTAATCAATTAA